CTACAATAATCAAATATGGGTTTAGATTTTTCAACGTTGTTCTCCCAGAATTTATCAGGATTATCTACACTATCTCTGAGTGCAGCATAGGCTGCTAGATGAATTATAATATCATAGTCTGCACATCCAACGTCTACAAAGTTTTCTATATCATCTGGTCTGTCTAATCCATCAACATCAAAAATGTCACTCAGAAAATCAAAGACATGACTGCCAATGAAACCTTTATGTCCTGTGACTAATACTTTCATAAGAAATTTTCTATTGATATAGATGGAACCTTTACAGTTGGTTTAGCAGCACTAAAGACAGTAGGTTTTTTATATGAATACATTGATTCATTCACAGGAAAAGGAAACTCATTCACTTTTTTCAACTGGCCTGGAGTAGAAATATACTTGTATTGATCTTTATGAATATATTTTACTCTACCAAGCTTTTCATCATAACTGGCCAATAAAGTAACATCTTTATCATAGTAGTAATACCAATTTCTACCCTTGCCTCCCTTTGAAACAGGTTCCCAATTACAATCTCCATCTCTGGTAGTCATGTCCTTCTTAATTGGTCTGTTTGTGGTCCTTAACTCTTCTTTTACTTGTACGCTCCAGAAAATGCGTTTTCCATAATGTTCAAGTCCCATATCTACAACTAAATCATATGGAGCTTCATGTGGAGCATCCAAAACTAACCATCCCCTTTCTTGGATGTCTATTTTTACACGACTCTCTTGGAGTCCTGATGTCATTCTTGATTGGTTTTCGATCATTTTCTTTTTTTCCTATGTCTTGCTATCCAATTTCTTGCGGTATCATCATTGAGAGCCGTATGTAGGATCTCTCCTTCATATACTATCACTCTTTTCTTTTCTCCGCAAGGTACTGCTGCATATCCATCCTTAGTAAAGAAACCTTTCTTGGTATCTTTATAGAAATTATATGTGGCTCTTAATTCTTTTTCTTCTGGAGTCATAATACTTTGATTGTCAAATGATTATTACAATCCCCAAAGAACTTACCGTCGAGATTGTAATTGAATGAGATACTATATCTTTCCAAGTTAGAATTGGAGGGAGTAACATAGTGATCTAAGTGAGCAGGGAAAAGAAATATACCACACTCCTGTGGTTCAAATCTCTTCTCAAAACTATTCAAATCGTCATAGCCAGTTACAGATGGTTCCCAATAACTTGTGATCCAAGTGGCATTTCTAGTAAAGAAAACAATATCTCCACTGTCCTCTGGAGTTTGTAAGTAAAAGACTCCAGAAAATTGAGTATTGTTGTGACGATGTTCTGCAATATAATTTCCCTTCCTTTGTAGATTACCCCATGAATTGATTCTTTTCAACCCATGCTTTGTTAAATCAATCTGTAATATTTTAGCATAATTATATACCTCTTCTGTTATCTTCTTTTCCAACTCCTTCAACTCTGGTCTAATAAGAAGATCTGCTTCTAACTTTGTTGTCTCCCCATTGAGTCTATTGACTATATCTCTATCTGGAGCCCACTCCAACTCTGACATAAAATCTAACATAGACTTGAGTTCAGATGGTCTAAAGTCTAAGACATTCTGATATACTGGTGTAGGAAAAAGAATGTGTAGATCTGACATTACGAATCCAAACTTTCCATATATTGTTTATCAAGTATGCCTGCTGTATTGACTTGTTTAAGTCCTATATTTCCCTGCCACCAACCTGTAGCAATATACTTGTTTGTCATAGGAGGATTACCTCTATGCAAATGAGTATAACTTCCAGGCCATATTAGTATAGTTCCTTTACTTGGTCTTACTTTTAACTTCTGATATAAAAATTCTGTCTCTCCCCCTTCTTCTACATCATTTAGATATACCATCCACGCCATAGTTCTGCTTTCTAAATTCCAATTCACATTCTCAGCATGAAACAAATGATAACCCTGAGTTGGTTCTGTCTTCTGAAGCAAAACTAAGGAACTTACATAACTGAAATTGCCTAGGTAGGTGTATTCATTGATATAATGAAACAAACAATTCTGAACATACTCCATCAACTGATGGGATTCACTGGGAGAGAATCCATCTAAGCATATCTGCTTATCTTTTACATGACTAAAGTTTCTTTTGAAATCTGTAAACTCTGCTTTGTCCATGTAGTCTACAAGGAAATCACAAAAGCGTGGGTCTACTGCGTTCTCATATATTCCAATAAAATCTTTATGTTCGATTCTTAATTTAGAATCAATTCGTTCTTCCATAATTACCAAAGTCTAAGTGGGCAGTGTGCAGCTGAGAACTTGACCTTGTTTACCAAAAAGCAACCACATTCATTGCATTTCATACGATCAGGATCAAATCTATTACAATCTCTACATATATCTATTCTTGCTTTTTTCACTTCATCAGGAACAAGTAACATTCCGTTAAAAACGAAACCCTTAACTATATCATAGGCAGTTTTTGTAATATTTTTTGCCTGTTCTGGTAGAGATGGTTCGTCATTCATCTTTGTTAAACTCGTACTTCCAATTATATATTGTTACATATTGAAATGGATTAGTATGTTCCTCATCCTCGACTATTTTAGGTTGAGTCACTTTCTTTTCTAAAGGTGGAATCCAATCGTGTGGAGGACAAATGGTAGGCCCACCATCCAAGCGAGGACTACATGCGATAAGTATTTCAATCATCTTTAATGTAACAAGGAACTCCAGCTGGATCTAACCACTTCGTATATTCAAAGTCATCTATGGCAGTTTTGAGCTGCATGAAGTTGTCACAAAGATACATGTCTTTGTATCCATTGTAATTGTTCCACTTCTGAATACGATAGTCTGGTTGACCATTTTCAAGTAAGTCAGGCATCTTCACATACCTGTATGGGTCATTCTGTACAAGTACTTCGATCATAATAAAATTGTATATGCCTTCATTATACTCAATTTATATTGATAAGTCAAGCACCATCATCATGGTTCCACATATATTCTATGTCTTTTGCCTGGCCAGAATCAATAACTGGTTTAAGAATACCTTTGTCTGGAACTAAAGCTATCTGACCATCAGGAGTATCTAGTAAGAAAGTCTCACCAGCTTGTGCTCGATCAACTATCTCACTAAAGTTTTCCTCCAAATATTTCAGACTTATGATCTTCATTTAAGGAACTTTAAGAGGATTATTCTTTGGTTTTGGTTTCATACAATCTTGTGAAGCTGTTTTCATACTAGCTGGTATATCATAAGTGTCCAAGAACTTATCAGTGGCATCATTCTCTTCTTTGATGTGACCTATCTGATCTCTGTTCTTTAATAGATCAAGCATCTGTTGTGCATGAGTGAGTTCAAATGGATCTTCATCTAAGTTATCCCTAGTTCCTTTTCCATCTGGTGTCTCTTCCTCAAGATAAACCATTTGTATGTTGTTCTCTACCAAAAGAACCCATCTCCATGCTCTCTTACCCATTCCCTTATTATACATTTCAATAGCGCATTGTGATGCAGCCATTCCACCTTGGTTGGCAAGTCTTAATACATATGCACCATTTCCGTCTGGTAACATTTTGCATTTTTTGATCTTCATAGACTTGAACCACTGCTCCATGACAAATGCGTCATTCATTGACAGAATATAAATCTCATCAACGATAGTTTCTTTGATAAAAGTATCGTATAATGCTTCATACTCTTTTACCATCTCTGTACATGGGGGAGTAAAAGCACCACAGACAGAAACTACAAGGACATCTTTATTTGCAAAAAGATCATGAACTGATTTCTTTACTAATTTTCTTTTAGCACCTTTCCCACTTAAGAAAAACAGTTCAGCGTTTGGTAACAAATTCATTTCTTTAAAAAATAATTTTCATGTATATTATGTATGCTATTAAATTATAGGACATTTTCGGTTATCCGTCAACGTTTAACAATAATTCAAATTCTTTTAATATATCTGCTTCTGGAGCTTGATCTTTAATATTACAATACTCCAACCATCTAAGAGTTGTCTTGTCTGGTTCTTTCAAACCTCTGGCATATAATATTGTATCTACTCTATCATTTAAAGTACAGAATAAGTTTACTATATGTTCAGAACGTTCTCCTATTATAGTTTTAATTTCTTCTCTTGACACATCAATCTTATACCTTTGAAATTCATTACCATATATCGAATGGAAAAGACCTGCCTTGACCTCATCCATAGATCTACCATAGTTGTAGAGTAAACCAGCAACTCTTATAGAGTGTGACAATAGAGAATCTTCCTCACGGAGATGAGGAATGTTATCAGCACCAAGGTTGATCATGTAGTCTATATACTCATCCACTGAGATTCATTGTAAGTGATAGTCGAGGTTCTTTATTTTCTGCAACAGAGTGCATGGTTCCAGCTGGTATGATTAAAACATCAGATGGATCTAC